TATCAACTGTATATTCTATTTTTTCAATGTCATATTCTGTATCGCTTATGGTAATGACTCCAAGACTGTCTATGAGTGAAATCTCCTGTAAGCTGAAAAAGTTAATTCCTGGTATGTCTTCTACATCTAATACTTCTCCATTGTACATGAATCTGGACATGATTATATTCGGGTCTTCCTCAAAATAAAGGATTGCATGATTCTTGTCTATTAACTGGAAATTTTTCAGTTTGAAACATTTTGAATATTCTTCATCAAAATAAGTATTCAGATCATTTTCCATTTGCGAATAGAGGTCATTTTCTGATTCAAATTCTACTATGCGTACTGCGTTGTCAATCTTTGCCATTTTGTTTTATTCCTTTCTGGTATGAGTGCATTTTTATGTTCGCCAAATTTGGCGAGTGATATTTGATATTCTATTTTTAAGCATTAAAATAAAGGCACTACCAAATGTATTTCTACAATCAGTAATGCCTTTATGCTAATGTTTAAATAATTTGCCTTTTAGCAAAACACACGTTCTGTTATATAAGTCTTATTTCATACCCCATTCATACCCCATTTTTTTCAATAAATGGCGTTATTTTGCGATAATTAACGATAATTTCATTATGATATAAATCTCTCTCAAGTCCTTGAAATCCAGTATTTCCAAACTGTCCTCTACAGCTTATATGGCGTGCTTTGATAGACATAATAATTATACCATTTATGTTACAAAAATTATTAAAAACATTGATTTTATAACATTTATTTTTAAGAATACACCATCACTACACCATCGCTACACCATTTAAGCCATTTTTCTCCTTATGTTCACGACCTTGTTTTCGATCCCCGGAACAATTTTTTCTATGTCTTTCATTGATTTTTCCTCTGTGACATGTGTATATAAATCCATTGTCATTTTAAGGCTTGCATGACCAAGATAGCTTTGCACCACTTTTGCGTCCACCCCACTCTCGAAGCACCTAGTAGCAAATGTGTGCCGGAATGTATGTCCGCTGAATACCTCAAACTGATTATCAAACGGCCTTGCTAGGTTTATCTGGCGAATTACGGCTTTTATCGCATCCGAATAAATAACAGAGTTAAGAGGCGTATTAAACTTTGTCACAAATACGTAGTCATTCTGTTGTTTTGGTCTTTTCTGCGATACGACTGATTTCAATTCTAATTGACTTTCTAAAAACTTTCTGCAAACGCTGTTGATTGGCACTTTTCTGTAGCTTTTCTTAGTTTTTGGCGGTTCGACATGAAACGTTTTACATTCATCATCAAGATATTTTTGGTAAACAAGCGTTTTGTTTACGTCTATAAGCCCATTATCAAGATCTATGTCCGAAAATTGCAAGGCAAATAGCTCGCCCGGCCGTAATCCCGTATTAACCGCCACGTTGAAAAGGTTATCATAAAATGTGTTGCGGCAATAATCAAAGAATAATGATTGTTCTTCAACTGTCAATGATTTTGCCTTGATTTCCTTATCTGCCCTAAGTTTTATACCGCTCACGGGATTGTTGACAACAAGATTATCTTCAACTGCCCTCTGCAGCATATCTCGAAGAATCACTTTGATTTTATTCTGCCGCTCATAAGCATAACTGTCGTCACTTGCCCTATCAATAATTCTTTGAATATCGGATTTGACAAGAGAATTGATGTTTCTTTCTCCTATGTACGGAGAAATATTTTTCTTGTATATGTGCGTATATTCTCTCTTGGTGTTTGGTCTTATACTTTTCTCTTTATAAACCTCCATCCATCTGTCAAACCACTTATCAAGCGTTATTTCGTATTTTGTGCTTGCAAAGTTCTCGTTTCCCGCAATAGCCTCCGCAAGCTCTTTTCTCAGTTCTCGCAGATTCTTCCCATAGATAGTTTTTCTCTTTCCCCATCTGTTAGAATATCTCGCCTGATACAGCCCGTCTTTGCGTTGGATTAACCCAACACCCAACTCCTTTCCTTTCAAATCTTTTCCCATTGACAAATCTCCTTTCTTTTGTTTAGGAAAAGAGCCTTGATATAGTTTATATTTTACCATAAAAAGGCTCAAAACTCAAACAAAGCTTGTTATATTCTCACACTTCAAGCACTTTTTCGAGATACCTTTCAAATGCTTTGCGCTTGATTACCTTCCGTTTTCCTATGTATAGTACAAACGGGCAACTCGGCTCATCTGCCATGGAACGCAGTTTATTCACACCAATGTTGCTATACGCAGCTGCCTCCTCAATCGTCAGGTTCAGCTTGTCCTTTATCGGGATGGACAGTTTTTCTCTTTTTAGCTTTTCTTCTAATTCTCCGCTCATTCTTCATCACCTCCGCGCATATGTCCAAACAACGATCCAAATAGGAACTCCGCGCTGAATTCCCTCTGATCAACAAGAGCGCCATCTTCTCCGTATAACCGCGCTATTGCGCCCTCAACACATTCGTCAATATACATTCTCTGCCCGTTTTCAAGAACCAGTTCCATAATTACCTCCTATAAAATTATCAAAAATTATTATTTCAGAATATTTATCTCACTCATTACAAAAGTTCAGGATTGTCAAAAATATTTCCAATAACTTCGATTTCACCCACTCTAAATTCGGATAACGGCAACGTTCCGTCCGGATTTCCTATGCACTCCGCAGACCATTCAAGGGAGTCTTCGTTCCACGCAATAACATATCTTTGAATGAAATCTCCGTCACTTGCTTGAAATATATATCCCTCAAATCTCTTTCCGCTCTTGTCGTTCAATCCCGTATATTCGCAGACGGTTTCGGGGTCTACCTTGTAACAATTAAAATCAATTTCTGAAACCAATGCGCTTTTCATGTTCAATACGCCGAGTTGTTCGTAGGCATCTAATACAATCCAAGATTCGAAAACTTTTCCATAGCTATCCTTTCTTTGTGTGAGATGCCCCTCAACCCACCATTCCTCTTTCGGCAGTTCCCTCCAATTCACACGCTTTGCCTTATAAAGATGTTCTCTACTCATTCCCGTTCTCTCCTTTCAAAATTTCGTCAATGCAGGAATTGAATCCCATATTAAAACTATTTTTCATCGCCTCATTGATTCCGAAGCACCCATTTCCTTGATATTTTACTTTCGGTTTTTTCTCTGGCAAATCCCGAAGTTGACACCAATCAGGCTTAAAAGTTTCAATATCATCTGAAAAAATCTCTTTTCTCTCTTTTCCGCACCAAATCATTACATCGTCTGCAAAATGACACGGACAGTCAATACATGCTTTTGGCGTATCAATCACTAAAATAGATTTACTCATTTCCTGCCTCCATTCAGTGCAAATAATCTTTCAGCACATCTTCGAGCATTTCTCTGTCCTTGCATCTGATGGCTTGCACAATTTCTTCATCAGCCTGTACAATAGCTTCAATAATTTGTTCGATTGTATATGTTTCTTCACTCACTTATTTCAACCTCCTTCAACAAATCCGCATTTTCATACACATTTCCGATAACTTCATCGCAATCGGATATTCCCGTGTGTTCGCTTTTTCCCATATGATAATATCTGTTTCCACATTTTAGCATAAAACCGCAGAAGCCTATATCAAGCCGCACTACTTGTCCAACTACATAATCATCAAACATTTTTCTTTTGACAATATCCCCCTCGTAGATTTCCTTTCCGTTCTTGTCGTCAACGCCTATGTACTGCCCGACAGTGTCTTTGTCAACTAGAAATTCTCCCTCTAAGTCTAGCGAATTGATATAGTTTTCGTCCGACAAGTGCCCATAAATCCATGTTCCGTTAATGTGTTCGTTTTGCGGATACGCATGAATGTGTATTCCTCTGTATTTGTTAACTCTGCTCATTTCCCGCCCTCTCTTTCCAATATTTTTCTTTCTTCTGCCTTAGTATATTTTCACGGCGTTTCAGATAATCTTTGCTCGGCGCTCGCTTTCTGCACCATTGCGGAGAATTTGACACTTTCTGTTCAACTAATCTCATTTCCGCTATACAAAGTCTTCTGAAACCATCGCCTTTATCCTTTTTCACAAGAACGCAATCTGTGCATTCGTCACAATGCGGTAGATTCTCCTTAATTTTTGCCTTGTAATCTATCTGTTTTTGCCGATATTTTGTCGGATTCGCATTCCACCGTCTGCGTTTTAACAGCGCCGCTATGTCCTTTTGTTCCATATCGCAATCATCATTTGCACACTCTACACAATTTGGGTATTTGCAATCTTTCATAATCCTTTGGAGTAAAGCCAGCTTTATTTCCCGGGAAAACCTCTTTGCCTCCAATCATTCAGTCTTGTAATTCTTTGTACAAATTTTCCTTTCTGGGTATCATCTGCCCGAAAATCGCAATTAATACATTGTTTACAATGCTGTTCCCTGCCTGTTTATAGAGTTGCGAATTGCTATTGACTTCCTCTGCCTTATGAAAATCTTCATCAGAAAATCCCATAAGCCGCCAACATTCAAGCGGGGTTAGTTTTCGTATGCGGTATTGACAATTTATCAGAGGTGTTTGCCCTCCTCCCATACCCATCGCTGCCGTTAGAGATGGAGATATGCCGTCTATTCTCGCTGTTTGATGCTCCTGCAGTCCTCCAATGCAAAAATCTGCTTTCACTAGCACCATATTATCTTTCTGCATGCTCGTCAGCGCATTGCAGATACCTTGACCGTTCGTATCTAACCTCTGTTCTGTTGGACTCCCTGCAGTACGGTCTGACGGGTTTCTGGGATTTCTGCCACGCATGGCAACAATCATAGGCTGTTGATTTCCGCATTGATATGTCCGTATTGTTGGAGATAAAGCCTTATCATCATACACATTCCCTGCGTAATTCCCACCGTCAAAGCCGTAAATATTTCCTAATCGTCTTTCTTCCATTTCCACCACCGCCAAATCACGTTGCTCTGCCTTAACTGTTCTTGCCATGGGATAAATCCCACGCATAAAATCCTCTGACGTCTTATAATAAATACTTCCTAAGATTTCCTTTGACATTCCACCACTCCTTTTCCTACTGACTGTTGGTTTGATATTCCCCTATCTTCCCTTGCTGTGATACAGCTGCTTATCGTTTTTTGTTTGGATTTTTTAGGGATAGGTCAACAAAAATCTTTGCGCCATCGCCTTTATTCGTGGTAATTGTTGGACTTAAATCTCCCGCATATACATTTCCGTTCATTCCGTTTCCGCTTGGATTTATATTCCCAATACAGCCTTGCAATGTTCCATTCTCAATAAGTGTCTGTATCAATTTCTGCGACTTTTCATTATTGATGTAATACTTCTCGTCAACCTCATCTTCTAAATAGTCCTTTAACTTTCTTTCAAGCGGTATCGGCTGTGGAAATTTGTAATTCCATTCGCCCAAAAAGCTCACCATAAAGCATCTATCGCGATTTTGCGCCACACCATAATCTTTAGCGTTCAGATCCTTCCAGTAGTTTGAATACCCTTTGCTTTCAAGAAAATCAATCCACTTCTGGAAGTCTGGTATATTGGCTTGTGAATGTACGGCAGGAACATTCTCCATCAGCAGGACTTGTGGGAGTTCGATGCATTCATTCAGCAACCGTTCTACTTCCCATAGCAAACCCGACCTTGTACCACTTCCTTTGGTCATGCCTTTTTGCTTTCCGGCGACTGATAAATCCTGACAGTTGTGAACAATTGCTCCGTTTGCAGTAAAACTATGAGAGTCTTCAACCGTTATGTCGTATACTTTCTCTTTTGAATTTGTATTTTCCACGCTCTTAATCGGAAACCATACATAACCTTTTTCATAAAAAGCCTTGTCTTGTTTTTTCTTCTGCAACTTCCAAACCAACTGATATGTGTCGTTTTGATTTACTGTTCTTCCCTCTATCTTGCACTTTTTAGGTCTTTCTGTCTTATATATTCTGTATGGTACTTTATATGCTTTTGCAACCAATTGAGCAAATCCGTAGACAAGTTCCTTGCTAATACTACTAATTTTATACAGCCCTTGTGTGTAACATCCATCAGAACTTACATAGCCATCAATCAAACTCTTCAACAACTCGCAAGGCATATCAAAAACAAATCCCGGAAGGCGTTTTCCTTTTGCTCCTCTTCCAAATCGTTCACAAAAACATTGCAATTCCTTTATTGCTATGTGTATCTTATTTACCGTTCTTTCCGCTGATATGGAATAGGAAAAAACGCAATTTCTTAAATGCGGAAGAATTTCATGCGTTTCGTTTTTTGAGCAACATATAATTACTCCACCTTGCGTTCTAATCCACCCATCTCCTAAATATCTGCCGATTATCCACCAAAAACTATGATTCCCCATGAGTTTTGATAGTTGATTCTTATGCCTTGATTTTCTTCCATCAGACCATTTAAAATCAGTTCCATCCCAAGTTGGAATTACGCTATTTTGGTTGGTTGCAACACCTAAGTAATAATCTTTTGTTAGGCTTTCGCATTCAATCCATTCAGGTCTTAAAAATTCTCTTGTTCTGAATCTTTTTCCGTTTTTATTCCTCGGATAGTGTCCAATCATTTTCCTTGCATAAAATTTGTGATTATTTGTGCATTTTATTTCATCAATACACATACCTTTCACGGAAAATATGTTTTTCGTTCCAGTATATCCGCTTTTCAAAACCTTTTTATACTCATTAGAATGAGTAAGGACATAATCGCCAGGAATTATACCATCAATTTGTTTTAAACCATCTCTAGTCAAAACAAACGTGTTTCCAACGAAACAAGGGAATGAATATGTCGTTATGTAGCAGAATTTGCCTGTGTCGCAAATCCCTAAATCCACACCACTTATATTCCGAATATCCGTTGTTTCAAAGTTTGTACCGTGAATGGTATTGTAGCTTGCGACTGCAAACTTATCAAACTCAACCACTCTGTAATGCTCAAAATCCGCTCCCAAATCCCGCAATGCCATTGCCTGACTGCCGACACCTGCAAAGAGTTCAATCAATCGGATAGGCTTGTCTATCTGAAATGTCTGTCTTGTCATGTCGAATATATCTAATTGCTGATAATCCATTTACTTACCTCGCTTTCTTGGCTTCTGCTACCGCCCGCCTGTCAACATCATTGTTATGAACATTCTTATCATGCCCCTTAACCCAAATAAACCGAATATCTGCAAACTTCTCTTTCTCCGCCATAAGTTCCTGCCACAACTTCACGTTCTTCTTAATCTGATAATTCCCATTCAGTGTTTCCACCACATACTTACTGTCCGAAAACACTTCCGCTGGAATAGACTTGTCCGTTATGGATTTCATGGCTTGCAGAACTGCTGTCATCTCCATAACATTGTTTGTCTTGCCCTTATCGCCTCCTGACTTCATTTTCTCATGCCCTCGGTAAATCAGCTTGCAAGCCCAACCGCAACCGCTGTCAGAAGAACCATTGTTTAGGACTGAGCCGTCGGTGTAGACTGTGATTTTATCCATTACTCATAATCTCCTTTATCTTTTTCTCTGCTTCTTCTCTAGTGCGAAAAATTGTTTTTCCAAAACAGTCAATATCAAATTCCATGTTGTCAATATAAAAGTATGGTTTTCCGTCATTAAATCGGATTTCTATTTTTTCAACTTGGATATCTACCACATCTCCGTCATATACACCTCTCGATTCCTCCGTAAAAGTCCAAAATGTATCTCCAACCTTGCAAGGAAGTTCAATCATTGTCCCTTGTTCTTTCAAATCCTCAAAACGCTTTAATGTTTCCCTTAAATCAGCCATCGCCCACAGATTCCGATAAAACACCGCAATCAATCCAAGTATATCTCCTGTTCCATACTGCAAGGAATCCATCATAAAATCATCAAAATCTTCATCACCAGTAAACTCATTCGGAATGTCCGCATACTTTTCCAAAAGTTTTATTGCCAGTTGCCTTGCGTCAAAATCATCCTCAAAATCTCTATATCTTGCCTTTCCGTCCTTTGCATAGCATGAATTGTGTGCCAACTCATATATATTCATTTCTGATACTTCTTTATTTGTTGTTAATCTGTTCATTCCTCATATCCTCCAATCTTTCCTTATACTTCTCTGGCATTGGTACGCCCTCATGCTTCATCTCTAACGCCTTGATTTCGCATTGTTTCCTCTCACTGGCACTTTCTATGGCTTGCTGTCTTTTCTCGGCTATTTGAGCCGAATATGAGCCGACATTTGCATTTTCAATAAGCTGTCTTATATTCTGTGGCATTTTTTGAAGTTCCTCATGGTGTTTTAATTCTGCCTTATACGCTCTTTGAAAGCTAGACATTGCCACTTGCTCATTGTAATTTTCATCTAACGCCCATGTTCTTAACTGGCTCGGAAGTCCGACTGCCTTTTGCACAAGCGGCGGTAATTTTGCAAATTCGTCCACGCTGTTATATCCACTGTCCCGTATTGCCTTGCTGACAAACGACCATGCCTCCATTTCGTTTAATTCCTGTGGTGCGGTCATGGTATGTATCTTCTCTATGATTTGACTGGGAACGGGAGCAAAACCGCTTGTATTCGTTTTCATATAGCTTCTTAATGCAATATCCACTTGTTCATAGGTGTATTCCTCCGTAACACCAGCCCATGTTTCGGCAGCTAATTCTTCATCTATCGGGTTATAGTTCGGATATGTAACCATAAGCACCGCAACAAACTTTCTCGCTTCTTTAACTGTCACTCGCCTCATCCTCCTTTATTTGGTTCATTAATCGCTCAAATTTCGCCTGCTTAGACTGATTCTGAAAATTTGTATTTGAAGAACGATAATTCTTCTTATCCTCTTTCAACTCATACACATCCTGCCAGCAATGGTCTGTAGATTGGTTGAGTATCTTTATCGCCAAATCATTATCGCCGCCCGACAACTTCTCAATCTTGTTCATCATTCTTGTCAATGCCTGCTTGGTGGCTATCGGTTTCTTGATTTTGTTCCTCATAACCAAAAATTCTTTAAAGGCGCTGTTTAGTAGCTTGTCATTTGGATAATAAACAGTCGGCTCTTTTTTCTTCGGCTTGTCCTCTATCTCTTTCTTGCATTCTTTACATTCTTCTCTTTCTTCTTCGTTCTTTATATTCTTATCTTCTTTATATTCTTCATTTGTTGTTAATGGTTTGTTAATGGTTTGTTCTTTGCTTGTTATTTGCTCGTTATCCGTTTGTTGTTCGTTTGTTGTTCGTTTGTTATCTGTTTGTTGCTCTGCTTGTTCTTTTGATTGGTACAAATCATAGTTTGTTACCGTAAATACTGTATTTCTGTTCGTTCCTTTGCTTGTTAATTCGTTTGTTGATTTTAGATGTTTCAATGCTGTCCTCACTTCCATAGGCGTCAACGAAAGTTCTTCCGCTATATTTCCTATAGAAGAAACAAAAGAACCTCTCGGAATTGTTTTCCCCTCAATCTTTGTGTCTTTCCAGTGTGCTTTTAGCAGGCAATGTAAAAACACATTCTTGGTATGCTCGTTTTTGTACCACTCCCATTCGAGCATTTTTCGGTCAATCTTTATGAAATTTCCATTCAATTTATCCACCTGCCTTGATAGTTACAAATTCCTGCAATGTAATCAACTCCTATCATGCTCAAACAATTCAAAGCGGTATTTTTGCTTAATATCAGGATATTTTTCATGGTCCACCTCTGACATAAACATGTCATAAGGTCTTGCGAAAACATTAAAATGCACACCGTTTTCATCGTTTTTATAAAGCGCACGATAAACAACTAATTTTTCTCTTGTTTCCGTATGTGTGGCTATCGCTTCGATTATGTACAGATACTCCATGCTGTGTTCTTTATCTTTTGCCGTTTCCCTCTTAAAATGCTGAACAATATCTCCCGCTTCAAGTTTTCTTCCGCCTGCATAACACCTATCCGGCCGCTCCACATTTGCCTCCGCCGGCTTTGCGGATAAGGTTTCTATGGTGTCGGCGGCTTGGCGTAATATGCTTGCCAATCTCTTTTCTTGGTCTTTTTCCAAATATTTAGCTTCTTCTTTTAGTTGGTTTACTTGTTCCGATAACATACTCATTTCAAAATCCTCCTATTTCTCAATCATTTTGTCCATATCCCTCTTTATGTTTGAGGGAATAGAAATAACGGTCACAAGTGTTTCCCCGCAGAATATGTACGCATTATCGCCATAAATCCGTATGTTGTTAGCGTTACAATTCCTAAAGAATAGGCTTGTAATCCATTTATTCAATCTGCCCCTTGTCTGCTTGTGCGTTGTTCCCTCGTTAAATGCTTTTTCTGCCATGCGCTCATAGGATTTCTTAGTGAATCCGCATCTTTCTTTTAATCGCTGTTTAGCGTGAGATGATATATTCATTCCCTCAATCCCTCCTATCCAAATTTCCGCACCTATACGTACCAATCAAATCAAAATCATCTTTACATCTGCATTTCTTCCTTTTAACATCTTCCTCCGACAGCCAAACCTGATGCAGTCTACACCAATATGTAGGATTTTTACAGATTTTATTGTCAAGTCCCATGAACGGGTGTCTTTGGTCTGCTATTTGGTAGGCCGTTGGGTATCACTCCAATCAAGGTGCTGACCGCATTTACAGTACTCGTCTTTGCAATATATCTTTTTTCCGCAATTAGGGCAAATCCAGTATTCTTCCTCGCAATCATCTAATTCATCATAGTCTGGATTGCACATTGTACAGACACATTCTCCACAAACTTCACAAACAACCCCACTATGAGCATCAGAATCCCACGCATCTTCATCAATTTCTCCGCTATCTTTTCGTCTCCACTGATGTTTTCCATATTTTTTGTAGAAATGATTTGGTTTCTTCCCCATCTGCCTTTCCCTTGCCTCCCGGCATTCCTCGACTGTGCCGATTGCTCGGTACTGCTGGATTTCAGTTAATGCTTGCATGGCTGTCATTAACGCTTCTGTAAAATAATTAAAACGATCTGTATCAACTTCTTTCCCACTAGCATACCCGATTCTATCCAAAGAAAATCTTCCCAAAAATTCTCTTGCTTCATTCTCTGTCATTCCGCCACCTCCTTATAAGGAACATGATATTTTGGCTTGTTTACCGCCTTATCGTCAATAAATATATCTGCATGAATTTTTCTGGAATCTGTACCAAACCATTCAATCATTTCCGGCAGATTCTCATTCACAGCGTCAAATTCAAGACCGTACTGCCTACACCACTCAACTGCTTCATTCAGCCTGTCACCAACTCTGCAAGTCCACAGAATGACTTTATTTCCCTGTTTCCGGCGTTTGATTAGATGGTTTATCAGTTCCATGTTCGGATTGCCTATGCCAGGATATATGCTTTCGCATAAAGTTCCATCAAAATCCACACAGTATATTGTGTATTTTCTCTTATCCATTTTTGCCCTCAATTCTCTTTTTAAGTGCTTCCTGCAAGGTGTATTCGGAGGCAACAACATCAATCATTGCGAATCGTTCTCCGCCTATTTCAAAAGCTATGCTTGCAAGGTTTTCAACAATTTTGCTCATATTCTCAATCTGCGTTTTCTTGTCTGTTTCGCCGATAGAATGTACTGCTATTTGTTTTGTAGCCGCTATCAACTTTCCGAGTTTAATTTTCTTTTTCTTTGATACAAATATCACTCCACAACCTCCAATCTCCTCAACACGCAGGTTTCGCATAATTCTTCCCCGTCCAAACGATATAACTTGTCCACATCTTCCCCACATTCGCCGCAGACAGGGATTGCAACCTTGTAATACCTGCAAGCCTCATATCTGCATGGAAAACCGCAATCTATACATTGATTTTCGTATCTAATCATCCGCAACACCGCCAGACTTGACAATTTCAATAGCCTTATCAATCCCTTTGTCAAAATAAGCCGATTGCAAAGTACCCATGCCGGTAAAATTTTTTTTGCTTTCTCCAACTGTTCAACCGCCCTTTCCTTATATTCCTCAACCGCCCATTCTGCAAATTTTTCCATATTATCTGCAATGGCAAGCCATAAATCGTCTGTGACTTCCAAAACGCTTTTATTCTGCCGATACAATTCTTCTCTCATTAACCTTGCATATTCCTTAGCACTCATAACCGCACCTCATTTCTTATAATTTCAATCATCTTCCCTATAATGGTAACAATCTCCGCTACACACTGCACACCCAATAGGGCAATCGTCAATATCAAGCGGGCTTCTCTTTTCTTCGTCTGCATTGCAATAGGCGTTATCCGGCAGACAATAAACCTCAACGCCGTCTTGAACCATTTCCATACTCAACCTCCATAATTATTTTCATCCAAAATCCGATTAAATTTCCTCGTATACTTCCTTGATTTTCTTTTCTATTGGTCCTACAACATCTCGCATTATTTCTTCCTCATATTTCTCTTTCCAAACTTTTTCGCGTTTCCAAAATGGGATTTTCCTGATCTCATCCACAACCCAAACACAAAACATTGCAGTTTGCATCCCCCAGCACCCATCAGCCGCTCTTTGATTGCACCATGCACGAAACTCTTTATATTTCATCTGCTATTCCTCCGTTTTATATGTGTTTTCATCTAATAATTGATTAAATTTTTCAAGCTGCTTCTCCGATACTTTATTTCCCTGCTTTTCATCTTTCAGCCTTACAGTCAAATGCTTACTGATGATAGAGGAAAGTTCCCTTGCAAGGGTTTTCTTTCCGGCTTGTATGCCCTGTCTGTATGTCTTTGGCGGTTTATAATCTGCAATCTTTTCCTTTCCGTCATCTTGACCGCCAGAAGTCTTGTTTTTCAATACCCACCCTTTATCAATACACTTTTGGATATATTCCCGTTCTTTATCGTCCAATTCCGATTTATCGCAATGGATAAAGTCAACCCTATATCCATATGGATTTTCAGAAGAATAAAGTTTGTGCTTTTTTAGCGACAAATCTATATGTTGGCTATATCCTGCAAGGTGTTGTGCTAATCTGGTAAGCAACCCTACACTCTGCCCTACATAGGCATGGACTTCTGTTCTCCAAAGTATGTAAATCCCGCTCCCATTATCCAACTTAGGATTGACTGCAAGTAATTTCTGCTCATTCTTTCTTTCAATAACCTTTACTTTTGCGATATTTTTATAATTGCTTTTCATGCTCCACCTGCTTTCTGTTCTGCAATCATCTTTTTATAATCTTCCTCATACATCCATACGAATTCAGTTTCCTTAATATGGTTGTCAACTTTATTGTTTAATCTTGTCCACAATTCGGAAAGTCCGCTTTCTTCCGTAGCTTCTTTTACAGAGTCAAATATCTTTATAAGGTTTCGATTTTTATCGAGTTTCATAACTTTCTTTTTTGAGTATGTCTTGCTCTTTATCTTAAAATTCGGCTCGTAGAAAAGATAAAATCCATTAACCGTGTAATTGTGTTCTATCGCCGCCCTAACGGAACTATTTCCGACTCCAAAGTTCTTTGCACATTCAGAAATGCATCTATACTCTTTTGCGAAATTCCCTCTTTTATCAAAAGAATAAACCTTTTTCAAATTTTGTTTATTTGTATCAATTTCCATTCTTCTTAACTTGTTTATTACAGAGTTTTTGCTTCTTCCTAAATATTTCGCAATCTCATCATATGTTTTATCTGTACAGTTTTCCTTTAAATACCTTATTTGCTCATCAGTCCATATATCATTGGATTTAACAGTAATTCCAAGACTGTTAGCCTTTGAACGGATTGAATCTGCACTTCTTGAAATTTTGTATTTTTCAATTATTCCTTTTGCCCCTATGCTTGCATATTCTTTTCTGACTATTTCTATTTCTTTATCTGTCCAGTTTTCGATTGTTTTTGCAATCCCAAGCCTTGCTGCAAGATTATGTATTACACCCTTGCTTCTTCCTAAAATTTTAGCAATTTCTTTTGTGTTTATCTTTCCATAATTTTCTTTAATAAACGCAATTTCGTCTTCTTTAAAATAATTGAAACACAAAGAGCATATCGAATTAATACAATTTTCTATGTCAGATAAATATGTTTTAAAAATTATCTTATGTTCTTTATCTAAGTTCCCATCTATTCGATTTATTATTTCAGCGCTTTCTTCTGCTTCATATTTTGCTTTTAATTTCAAATTTTCATTTCCAACAAAATCAAATATAACAGGCGTTTTATCCGTTCCGCTTGCAAGTCCACGCCCCAACTGCTGTAAATACACCTGCGGAGATACCGTCTTTCTGAACATAATCACGCAATCCGTACCTTTGATATGGATTCCCTCATTCAGCATATCCACCGCAAACAATACCGCCCTGTTTCCGTCTTCCTTAAACTTGTTTATCTGCTCATTGTTCGCTGTCCGTTGCTTGCTGTAATCCACGTCATAAAAATTAGCTTTCGGAAACACATCTTTAAACATTTCGAGTGCTGTTTCTTTCGATTCCACATTATTCAGAAACACAATGATTTTCTTGTAATCGTCAGTCAGATTTTCATTGACCGCCTGTTTTACCGATACCATGTTTTTAATACAGACATCTAACCGCCCTTTGAGTTCTGTTTGTGTTTTTATGTCCTTTATCTTCTCTGCTTTTTCTTTCCATTCGTCAAAATCGCTTTCATCACAATATAATGCGGAAACATACTTGAACGTAGGAAGAACGCCTGTATTTATCGCTGTTGACAAGTCGCAACCGTCAATCCTCATATTCTCAAAGATTTCTTCTGCCATATCCCTTGAATTATCAAGATAACGGATTTCCGTAGCGGTTAATCCTATGATTTTATGGTTTTCGCTCTGCAAGTAGGTTTCAACAAATTTCTTGCCCCATACATCACTTCCCAAGTGGTGCATTTCATCAGCAATCACTAAATCATAATCAAGATAATTCTTCGGTTCTTTCGCAAAGGCTTGATAGGTTATGATATTGACTTCCTTTTCCGTTCCTGCAAGCAGTTCTTCCCATGCATCAGCTATTGCGTTTGTTGGCACAAGTATTAAGGATGTTTCTGCGTGTTCTTCTATGTACCTCCCTGCAATATAACTTTTCCCTGTGCCTGTTGCCTGCACTAAAGCGCATTTATTGTTATTTTCCAGTAAATCACATAATCTTTTGTAGGTTTCTTTGTTGTGTTCCAATAATTCAATCACAATATTTCACCTCACATTCAAATTCAAATGCCGCTTTTCTTGTCAAGTTTTGGATTAACCGCAAGCAGACGCTTCTTGTTCTTCTGCTCTATGGCTTTTGCTTTGGCTATGTTCTGTCGGTTGCTCACTGGTTATCACACTCCATATCTTTTCTTTTGGCTATTCCGTTTTCATAAGCCTTAATACTTTTCTTCAACTCCAAAATATCCTTGTCATTCCCCATTTCTGCAAAGTCACTCCATTTGCATATAAACTTTGAAATCCATAATTTAATTCTGTTCATTCTGATTTTCCTCCTTTTTATTCTCGCTTTCTCCCATATCATGCCTGCTGTAATTCCCACAATTCGTAATCAGCCTTACGCAATCCGTCAAATTCTCCGCACAACACTCTGGGAAATGAAATATATTGATATACGTTTGACATAATGGTTTCATGTTTTACCAACACCCCCTAATCCACTATTACTCCTGAAATCAAGAAATAAATCATCACCCCAACCATAAACAATGGATATAAAATATGTGAAATCTTATATGCCATATTGGTTTTCTTTTTAAATGAATTGTGTATCCCCTCAATCAGATACAAAAGAGAAAAACACATTACAAACTCTGCCAATGCTTTGTTCATTCCACATCACACTCGCTTTCTAACCATTCCTTAATGTATGGCAAGCAACTTTGTTCAGGGCATCCATGCCCTTTGTTTTTCTTTGCAGGGCATTTATTACATGAAAATACTATATCCCTATCCTCTAATACCTCTGCTAGCTCTCCAATTCCCATTCCCTTAATCCGTTCAAAATTTGTCATCTTCTTACCGCCTTTCCCATTTCCACACATTCTGCACTCGTTACAATCCTGTTCTATTCCTAATGCACAAGCCATAGTTAATCCTCACTTTCTACTCGTTCTATTGCTTTCAAACAAATTGCAGCAATCTGACTTACTTCATCTTTTGTGAAAATCAGACCTTTGCAACAGTCATTCATAATCTGCAAAATTTTCCTTGCGTCAACAACTGTCATTTTCTCGTTATCCATACTTAATCCTCACTTCCATTCAAAATTTCCTGCGCCGTCAGGATAAAATGCTACTCCTTGACCTCGACAATTCTTTTTAATTCTTCTCCCTTTTGGATTTCAGAAAAGAATAATCTTCTTGCTTGACTTTTATCAATGCAGCAATATCTAACTTTGTATTCTTTTCTGTCAGCTTTTGTAAAATAAACATCAAATAATTTCTCCATATTTCCTCTCTTTCCTCTCTCCTAACCACTTCTTTTTAATTGGCATGGTTAGCATTTTGGGTGTCCTCCTTTTTCTTGCTTATCATCGGAATAATTTTAATCGCCACAGAAAGTATCAAAAATGGTAACGAAACAGTCGGTATTGCAACCAAAAAGAAAAACACAACAAAAATCATCATAAGTACAGAATATATAAGTACTATATCTGTAACAAAATTCAAAATTTTCTTAATTTTATTTTTCATATTCAATCAACCTCCTTCGGAATTTCTCCTAAATACAATCCATTATCTTTCAACATCTGCAACGCCCTCATCTGCCGTTCTGTCAGATTGTCGCACTGAATAAAATTCTCCCAAACCGCACAAGTACCACTTATTTTGCATAGCCATGCCATAAAGTCAAAATAATACTCCTGCGGACAATGGCATTTAATTCTTCTCTTGTGACATTCAGCTTTTCACGAGCAAGGGTAATCAGCTTTTCTTGATGTGACGGAACGGCATACATTATCTTTCCGTTTCCATCAATCACCACTTCGAGATAATGAATAAAAGTTTTCTTGTGCTGTTCTATGTCAAAGTCTGAATTTAAGTCGTATGCCATTCCCTCAACCTCCCATAAAATCAAATAAATTCATCTGTGCCATCAAACCTCCATTACCTCCAATCCTTAAATTTTATTTTGCTAACATTTTCAACACTTCTTTGCAAAAGCGTATATGTCCTTTGTTCAACTCAATTTGAAATTCATGTCCTACGATAAGTCCGTTAAATGTAGGGTTGGATTCTTCTTTCATTCGTTTTTCTGCCTGCTCGATTTCAATTTCAAGAAAGTGCTTCAATTCCTCATCTTTATCTTTGTTTTCACAGCTGTTCACAATTTCAAAACATTCCTCATAACACTGTGTTCTAACTCCTGCCATGATAGCCATTGATAAATTTCCCTCTTTTTCGTATCTGTGGCTATCTTCATCATTCTTCCTGCACAAATCTCTTATTTTCTCTAATGCTTCTTTCATCTTCTCAACCTCACTTCCTCGTCAATTCCTCATAGCACTTTTGAAACCTTATGAAATCTTCTGCATTTCCTCCGTTGTCTGGATGGGCGTGTTTCATGGCGTATCGGACAGCATCAACCGTATCTTTTGGAATTTGCGGTGTTGAATATTTGTCCTGATAACCATATACATTCCGATATGCACCAATAAGAGATTTGAGTTGCATATTTTCCATAAGAAGTTCTGCATTTTGGCTCTTTAACTTTTCAACCTCTGCATTTTCGCAATCAGAAATACTTCTGTACATCTTGAAGTTGTTTCTGATTTCGTCAACTTGTTTTTTCAAAATCATATTGTCAAATTTCAATTCCTTGTATTTGATAATGTGATCTATCAAAAATCCAACGAGAAATATTATTCCTATTATTACTAAATTCCAAATCATTTCATATCTCCAATCAGTTGAATGGCAAGTCCTCCATATTGTCGGGAATTTGCATGAAGTCATCATCAGAATTACTTGGTTGCGGTCTGTTGCTTTGCTCATTCTGTTGATTTGTGTTCTTGCTCTCTGCAAACTCATGTTCTTCCACAACCACATCTGTTGTATATACTTTTACGCCGTCTTTATTTGTATAACTTCCCGTCTGAATACGACCGACAACTGCTATCTTAATCCCCTTATGCAGATACTTCTCCGCAAACTCGCCATTCTTCCCAAATGCGATACAGTTAATAAAATCTGCGTTCGCCTCGCCGTCACGCTTGAATTTTCGCTCAACTGCTAGCGTGTACCTTGCTATCGCCATTGGATTATTGCCTTGTGAATATCTTACGTCTGGGTCTTTTGTCAAGCGTCCCATTAAAATTACACGATTCATATTATTTATCCTCCAATCTCTCATAATCGTTGCATTTCACATCAAGCAAACAATCATATGTTTTGTAATCTCCGTATACAGTTTGATGTGTTTCTGCAACGGAATTTTTACAGGTCCTGCACCAACACCCCGTTACTCTCTCACTTTTTATTCTTCTGTTCAAATCATTATTTTTCTTCCGTAATTCTTCGTTTTCTTCCCTCGCCTCTTTTAATCTCTTGTTTAATTCGTCAAAAATTCTTCTCTTAACAATCATTGCCTTTCCTCTCACTTTCTCTTCTGATATATCTTTTCAAATTCTCGATTTCTGCTTTCTTATCAGCAACCTTTTCCTCCGCCCATTTCAATTCCAACTCTTTTCTTTTCAAAAGAATTTCGCAAGCCTTAGACGGATTGTTTTCAAGTAGCATACACTCATCAAAGTCATATCCGCTTACCTTTTCTATATCTTCTTTGTTAAATCGTCTTCCTTTGCATACATAGGTTTTCGGTTTTTCCTCAACCTCAAATTCTTCCATTGTAAGTTTTGGCTTATGACTCCAATTCGATGTTTTAAAAATATAAAGTTTCATTCCCTCAATCTCCTTTCCCTAAAACGGCAACTCATTTTCAAATCTGTAATTCTGCACCACCGACACGAAATCCGCTTTGCTGTCGGCTAGGAATTGTGCGATTTCGCTTTTGCTCGGCTCATGGTCTAATTTTCTTTCGTCAATAACTGTCTTTTTGAAATCAAATGGTAATTTCCCCTCTTTTACCGCCCTCATTACCCAAAATTCTTCAAGCACCTTGTCTTCCTCATGTTTTACGGTCACATTATGTAACATTGATTTTTCCTCGCTTTCCTTTTCTGATTTCTTAACCCAAAAATCTAATTCGTTTTGACCTGCTTGTATCAGTTTTCCGCCGCTAAAATAAAACACGGCCTCCCTGGTTCTATCGCTAAACTTAATGATTACTTTTGATTCTCCCAAAAATGGCTTTAAATCTGAAATATCATGTAATATCGCAACCCATAAATCAGACGGATATACTCCCTCTAAATGCCATTTTGCGGTTGTGGTTTGCTTGGTAGCACTTATGTATATAATCACTCTCCGCTCGTTCGCTTCTTCCCCCTCCATTTCTGCCAGCTTATCCTCGGCTTCTTCTATGGTGAGGAAAACGGTTTTTCCGATATTCTCTAAATCTTCTAGCTTGATTTTATGAACATCAATCTCACAAACACCCTCATCCATGAACCGATAAACTTCATATACCCAGGTTCCCACTGCAACTGGCAATTTCAGCAGTTTCCCTTGTTCCTCTAAATCCTCATATTCTGCCAGCTTGTCAATGGCTTTTCCTGTATACAAGTCAAAGCCACGCCTGCATTCCATATCCTCATAAAATGTTTCTTTCTGTATTGCCCGAATATCAGAAATACAATATGATTTATCCGTCAATCTTTCAGTCAATCTCTCCATTCTTCCTATCCTCCATTTCCTTTAATGCCTTTTTAGCAGCTTCTTTCGACAGAAAAACGCTTTTACCAATTTCCGAAATTTGGCAAGAACTTTTTGCTGTTGCTTCCAAAATGTAATGAGATTTCTTTTCACAATCAGAACAAAATCCCCTAAAACACATTCCCATCTTATTGTCTTTGTTTTCACCGCAACAATATTCGATAGAATAAATTGGCGTTTCTATATTTATTGGAAGTTTCAAAACATTCCTGCATTCATCCATTTCCTCATACCGCTTAACCACTTCATACGCCTTTTGCAGCAAGCCTCGGCAAGTAAATTTTGTTTCTGGCTTGTAGTATTGACAATCTCCGCAAGCGTCATATTTCAAACAATGCCTTAATTCCTCTGATAATTTCTTTTCTGCCATAGGTTCTCCTTTCAATCCTCAATACTGCAAGAAACATCACCAACTTTTTCAATCGTGTCATATCCGATTGCAATATCCGCTTCTATATCTTCCGAATATCCGACATAACCCAAAGAACATATGCCGCAAGCACACCAATCAGGCTTGATTTTGTCACACTGTTTGATAAGCTGTTTCAATGTGATATCCTCTGGCGCTTCCGCAACAAATGATATGTCGCAACCATTCAACACAAATTTCAATTCAACCCCTCCTAACTAAACTCTCCATCAGAAAACCGATACCCATTGACATTTTCGCAATATTGAAACATATCAGGGCTGTCCTCTTCTTGCTTGTTTTTAATCAGTTCCATAAGCCATTCATACGAAACAATCTCGTCATACTCGTTCATAATGACGTGTGTTCCTGCCTCTGTTGTTTCTTTGAGATAATCTCTCCATTGTTCAAATGTATTTAATGGCTTGTCAACATCCCAAATTGACGGTTTGTGAAAAAGAAATCTCCAACCAATAGAAGATTTTCCGATATGCAACCCTCTGTCAATAGACGGTCTGTTTTTGACTAAATAATAGTTTGTTCCCATAGTTTCTCCTTTCTGGGCGAAGTATTTCTTTTTTTATGTTAAAAAATTTGTTATGGTTCCTTTGTAATTCTGTGGAATATTATGTTTCTCGCATTCGTCATTGCTTGTTCCGTCAAGAATGTTTATAAAAGCACAAACCCAATTATTAGAATTAAAATCATGCCCCTTATCTGTGCCGCACAATTCAAGCTCTCCGTCAAATTGTTTTAATCTCTCGAGGACTTGTCTAACTGTTAGTATCTTGTCTACATCGCTTGGATCGTTAGAATTAATCAGGCATACAACTCTTGCCCAATTTTCCTTATATTTGCGTGATGGAGATACAATGCACTTTGTTTTTACATAAACTTCTTTAACGTCAATAATCGGCTCAGAAAACGGTGCACCAATCGGACATGCAACGTTAAATTCAGTCATAGCAATACTATCAACGTCCTTACAATGCCATTTGATGTAATGATCTGAAAAAATATTTTCTAAGATATAATTTATTGTCATAAATCTTTCCCTCTCTTTCTCAAAATGGATATTTTGCAATCCTGCCGATGTGTGGGCGGTTAATCTGCCTTATCAGATTTCTTTTCTCTTAACCGTTTTCTTCTTTCCGATTCCAACATATATCCTTTCAGCTTTTCATCTGTTATCATGTAAACCGTTCCGTCTTCCAAATACTGACTAGGGATAATCGTCGTCATTCCGGGCAATTCCTGTTCTTCCAACTTCTTTTTATCACTTTCACTGCACATGATTACCGTACTCATTTTGGCAATCATATTTTTCGCATCTTCTAACGGATTACATTTTGTTTCTTTTGGCTTGTGATACTCCACGCCAAGGCATTTCATAATCTCTCTATCCATTGTTTCGCTGACGGTTTTATGTATTTCCTCCATGATTTCTTTTTCATTCAAAACAGACACCGCCTTTCAAAATCCCATAATCCTTATTCAGCATATCCATATCAAAATATCCGAAATGTCATTCTTCAACCGGAATATTCAGCTTAACCGCCAAATCCTCATATGCTTTCTTCCTTGCGATATGCCTTTTCTTGGAAGTTTTCTCGTTCTTCCATTGTCGGTCGAATAATTCATGGCACTTCATTTTCATTTCACGCATTTTGCCATTTCCTAAAATCCCCAATGCTTCTTTCGGTCTTGGCTTGTGCGTTCCGACATAAGAACCGCAGTTTGCACAGTAATAACATTTTCCGCTTCCGTATTCCCTGCCATAGATTTTTGAATTGCTTATGTAAACAACCGTACCGCCACATAGATTGCATTTTGTAGGGTATAAATCTATCAAAACGGACACCTGCTTTCTTTCAATTCAACCGCTTTCCGCTACATCTGTTCCAATTCACGCAACATTTTCTCCAAATATCTTTTAAGTTCCTCTCGTTTTGAATCACCCGAACAATAGCTTATACAGTTTACCGTTATCCCTAATCTTTCCTTTAATTCCCGTATCTTTTCAGCGTTAGGGTTCATAAACATCATGGAAAACGCATTAGCTTTAGCTATGTCCTCACAAGTAAACTCAATAAAATATCTTTTACCAACCGTTCCAACAAACAAAGGGATTTGCTCACCAGATTTCAAATCCTCATTGATTTTCTCTATATATTTCAAATCGTTTTCGTCAAATTCTATCTTCATGGAAACCTCCTTAAAATGGATACAAACTTAATTCAACCGTTTCTCCCACCGTCGCCACAACGCATTTAACGTCCTCTCCAACGACATTTTGAATCTCTGACAGACATTCCTCCGGGTCGGCGCTATCTTGGCTTAAATGGCACAACATGACAGTTCTAAGGGCATTGGATTTATTTGCCTTTATAAAGTCCTTTACCGTCTCCAACTCCATATGCCCCATAAGAACATGGCTTCTTTTTGCACTGTCAGAAATATATTTTTTTTGATAGTTGCAAGAGATTAAGATGTGATTGATACCACTAAATCTCCATTTGACAAGCTCTGCGTCGGTTATGTATAACATCTTCCCCATGTCCTCATGTTCAATCAAAAAACCGTAACATGGACATTCTGAGCCATCATTGTTGGTGTGCATGAATCGGTTGTTCTTATCTGTCATGTCAAATTCAAGAACCTTAAAATCTCTCGTTCTCTTTCCGTAGTATGTTGGATAATGTCTATCCATTTCTGCCATTTTCCATTTTCCAATATAGGGCTTGAAAACAGGTATTCCCATATTCTCAAAGTCCTTAACCGACTTTGCGTGGTCTCCATGCCCGTGGCTCACTACCGCCCCGACAACATCAGTTACATTAAAGTCAATTCCTCTAAGTATTTGTTTCCTTGCTAAACCCAAATCTAAAAGAAGTATCTTGCCGTAATTGTCATATAAAGCGTAACAATTTCCGCTACTACCAGTGCCAATACATCTAACGAACATCTAAATCACCTCGCTTTCTTTTTAAATTTCATTTCCCCAGCAATCCCAACCGTCATATTCTTGTCTTGCAAATAACTCGATTCTTGGAATATCTCCGCAAATTTTTATAATATTTTCTCTGACAATATCTGGCTTTCTGCTGTGTTCCCTAGGCTGTTCCAAAATACTACAACCGATATTTTTAACAAGTGGTTTTATTCTGTTTTCCATTCCGTATTTTACTCCAACAAGGCATAATTCGTTGTTCTGCCTTGTATAATATCCGCATCCGATTTTGGGCGTTCCGTCAGATTTTATTTTGCACCAATCAAAACCCAAACCGTAATACTCAAACCCCCATGAATTTATCACTTTCAAACTATACTCTAAACAAGGAAAGCAAATCCACAGAAAAAGAATTGCGTTTCTTTCCGATATATTTGTTATTGGGAGTCTGCATATTTCATCAGTTGCCATTGACGGATAATGTTTTTCGTTATTTCTTGCCTTTGTACAGCTTTTAGGATTTCTCCAAGGTGGGTCAGCATAAATTATTTGATACTTGTTTTCTGTATTAAAAATATCTACTTTCAATAAACCGCACTCCCTAAACACTTCAAAATCAATCAAATCACTTCCTTTGAAAATTCTCTTTAAAGTCTCTTGCTGTTTTACAGATTTCCTCTAATTCATCATTTGTCATTTCATAAAAATTCTTATCCAAATCGCAAAACCTCCACGGAAACGGGCAATGTGGATATTCTTCTTCTGTATCTTCAAAGCCTGAATGACATCTATTCTCGCAAATCTCACGAACCGTTTTAAGGAAATCAATGTCTGACATTCTGCTTTCATCCAAAACCCCATGTATTGCCCTCAACTTCTCTAAGGAAATATCCCTTTGCGAACCGTATCTGAACCGCTGCTCAATCTCCTGAAACAGCCTGCTTTTCTCTTGTTTTTCCTCAATCTCCTGCCTTGTTGTGTAGAGAACATAATTTTTTTCGCAGTAAACCGATTTCTCAACAAATCTTTCATTGTAATCTTGAAATTCAAAAGTGTTTTCTCTAAAAAGCCTGTCATATCCTTTCTTTGCTGCCTTTATGTATTTCCTCCCAACAGAAGTAATCTCCCATTCCTCAATACATTGTTCAGGTGTCTTTCCTCTGCTTGCGTTCCCGGTCAGTTCAACATAAACCGTCTGACCGGCTTTGAAATCTTTTATGTTCATTCCTTTTCAATCCTTTCCATAAAATGTTTCCCTCACATTCACAGGCAATCTAACTCCATGCCATAATTCCTTATGTTTCAACGCTCCGTTCGGTTCAGAACAGATAAAGCATCTGCATATAGCAGGACGGACACTGTATATCGTGCATTTATCCGTTTTCTTATCTGTATTGAGAAACGGGCAAGTCATGTCAAGAACTGGATTTGCAAGTGGAATTGTATGCTTGCACTCTTTGATGTAGTGTTTCTTTATGTACCGTCTAATAGCCTCTATTTCCTTGTCTGTCATTGGCAGAATATTTGAACAGCAGTTGTCGCAACCCGTACATTTCCCGTTTTCTGTCATGTTGTAAACGCCATGCTCCATGTCCTTTCGGACTTGTTCTAATGTGGATATGTTCATTTCATACCCCCACTTCATCATCAGCAGGAAATTGGAACAAAATATTACCCACATATTCAACTTTTGACGGTTGATTTTCAGAAACAACAAATATTCCTTGTTTCTTCCATTTCTTAAACATTTCCTCCGCTTCTTCTGAAATATCCACATTTTGAAGAATAAGTGGAATACCTGTGTATACCTCATGCAACATCTCTATAGCCTTATCCATTTTCTCGGCAGAAGAATAAACCGCCATCTTAAACGGCTGCCCTGTGCCTGTATAGGCATAAATCGTGTTGCAATCCATCATTTTCTCTAAAACTATATTTTCATACGGCAAATCGTACTTTCCATTGTTTTGCGATAAAATCCTCATATCGGTTAAGCCTCCTTAATCAACTCTTTTTCTTGTTTCTGCGTCATATTCTCCACTTTGTCCGTAAAAACAAGTAATACTTATAACTTCTTTTTTATAAGCCTTGTCATAATGTGGGCTGTGTGAAGAATAATACAATCCACATTTAAGGCAGTCATCTACCGTTTTTCCTTTGCAAGTTACGAATTCGCTCATTCCCCATTTCCTCCTATTTCACATCATCAATGCTGAACACAATCCCTCTGCAATAAGACTCTCCGCCCTCATAAATCATAAAGGTTTCGTGCGGCATCTCGGTTTCGTAAGTCCATGTAATCATATTTCCGTTTTCGTCTTCGTCCATATACCATACCGCATTTATGCAGTTGCTATAATTATCAAATGCGGTATGGTCTGTTTCGTCCTGGCATACCTCTTTCTTGTTGAAATAAACCTCGCCACCGCCAAAACAGCCGCCCTTGTCCTGAATTGCGCCATCAAACTCCATAAGGTCATCAGAACAACCGTAGACAATGACAAATCCGCTTTCTTTCGCTGTTTCGATTTCCTCTTTGGTGAACTGCGGATAACCATATTCTTTTCCGCTTATTGACTTTGCAAATTCTTTTATGTCCATGTGTTAAGCCTCCTTAATCTTCAAAATAATTTTGGCAACAAGCCATAATTTATTAAAATCCAGCAGCCAAGAAATCCGTTTATCAAACAACTCGCCGCCAAACAAACCATTAAAGCACCAAGCGTAACTCTTATATGTTGCCCTTTTGTTCCATATTTACAAAGAAGAATCAATATTGCATACGGTAAAACGGACAGAACTACAAACACGCAAATATCAATAAAAATACCCATTCCTCGCCCTCCTTAACTCTCCAAATAATAAACATTCTCCAAATTCACAATTACAAAACGGTTTTTCTATTTAATCCGTCTTTTCAACAATGCAATACGGTACGCTTTCATTATGCTCCATCATTCCACATCCAACGCACATTTCTTTTGCACCGACTGTCACTCTATCTTCATTCACAGAAAAATGTTCTGCGATAATTCTTCTTATATCTTCTTTATCTAATTCAATTTTTGTTTTCATTGAAATCCCTCCAATCTCATATTATGAGCGGTCTCGGAAACTCTTTAAGCCCGAATTTCCGCTCTTTTTTCATGTTCTTCTTTTTTGCTTTCCTCCATATCCCGGAAAACATTTTTGTTAAATTTTCAAAAAAGTATTGACATATAAGTCAAAATGTGCGGCGCGTTTGGTGACCATATAC